TATTTACTACGTTCAGTAGCAAATGTATAATCTTTAAATTCAGGTAATTCTTTTAAAGCATTTACTAATGTAGTTTTTCCTACACTAACTGTTCCACAAAAACCTATTTTCATATTAATGTCTCATTTTAGCTGCACCACTTTTGTACCATGGTAAACCAACACTGTCTTTTTTAACTTGTTTAAAATTATCCTTAGTATAAAAAATACCATTCAAATAATATTCTTCTTTACCATTTGGATGAATTAAAGCTGGTCCTTCAGCATTATGAAGTTTGTTGTCTTTAACATAACGAATAGTCCCATCAGGTGACTTATATCGTTTTACAGGATTTTGATTACTCATAACTTTTATTGTTTTATATTAAAATATAATAAAGATAATTTGGAAGGCCAAAATATTTTATTATTTCATTTTTTGCAAACGTAAATATGTTTCTTGTAATGACTCAGCTTGTATTTTTGGTCTTCCTCGTTTAGTTAAACCTAATGCTTTACTTTTTACTTTAGCTAATTGATCAGATGATAATTTTTCAGTACCAAGTCCTTTAGGAAGTGTATATGTTAAATCAGCATCAGTAGGTTCAAAATTAGGATTGTCTGTAAATTTTTGGAATAAAGCTCTAACAATACCTTCTCTACTTGTATCACTTGTTTTTCTACCTCTTTGACCTGGTGTTTTTTCTGGTTTATCTACTGTTGGAGTATCTTTGGAAAATATTCCATTATCTTGAAGTGCTTTCAATTCGTTTTGAAGCATTCTAGGATTTTTACCTAATTCATCAGCAAGTTTTCCACGGCTAGTACCTTCTTCACCTGCTTTAAGTACTAGATCAATCATATCTCCTACCCAATGTCCTGCATGAAGTTTTTTAAGTCTTTCTGCTTTGTCTTTATCTAATACTTTTAGTGAAAAAGATGGTCTTGCCATCTCACTTAATTCTTCTTTAACAAGATTTCGGATTATGTTAACTAGTTTGTTTGCCATTTAAGTAATATTTTGTTATAAATATTGATAAATATTAAGAAAGTAATGACTCAGCAACATAAATTCCTTGTGCTCCACTTACTGTAATACCACGAGCACTTAATGCATCACCTACGAAATGTACGTTTGGATAATCTGTTAATGCTAAATTAGTATAATCAACTAATGGTTCCGGGCTTAAATATTTTACCTCAGGCATATAAATTCCCCAATCATCTCCTAATTCAGGAAATACAATTGTCATTTCTGTAATAAAGTCTTCAATATATTGAGCATATTCTTCACCTAGTGCTTCAAATAAAGGTTCCATTGTATCTACTTGAATTGCAGATACTGTATTTCCTTCAGATGTTAAAGCAGGTTTACGAGTACGATTAGGTGAATAATAAGTACCAGTACCATCAATTTGTAATTTTTTAACAGCATCTCTACTCCATTTGAATGGATTTTCAATACCTTTAATTTCCATTAAAATACCAAAGTTAGTCATATCGTTACGATATTGTTCACCTTTTTTAGCATGACCATTGTAAGTAACATCACCATATGTTTCTTCAACTGCTACATATGCTGCGTTATTATTTGTACAAAATGAACGTAATGATACGTTATCAAATTTCTTATATAATTTGAAGTCATAACTTACATCAATTAATTTTTGGAAATATTTTTGTGGTGCTTCAAAACGTACTCCAATTTGTACTGATTTAGGTTCGGTTGGTAATTTATAATCGTATGATAACTGTTGAGCAAAGTCAATGCCACTCTTTCCCACTGCGAATATAAGTTTTTCATATGGTAATAATGCTTTTTTACCTACTATCATTTGCTCTTTAAAATCAATATCTGTTATTTCTTCATTCCAAGCAAATCGAACACCTTTATCAACTAAATATTGATACCATGTTTTAGCAATTTCATGTAAATAATTTGAACCAATATGCCATACAGGAAATAAACGTAAACCAAAGTATGGTTTAATGAATTCAGGTTCTTCTTGTGGATCAGAACAAAATATTTCTTCTGGTTTAGGATGGAAACGTCTAAAGTTACTAATAACTTGATCCATTAATTCCATTGCTTTATCCTCACCACAATATTTACTTAATACTCCACCAATTGCTGTGTGATATGTTAATTTACCATCACTCCAACCTCCAGCACCTAACATACCTGTCATTACTTCTTCAGGTAAACGATTGTGTGGATCATTTCCTTTATCTATAATGGTAATAAGTTCTCCTGGGTATCCATTGTCTACTAATTTGGTTGCAGCATTGATACCTGCTACACCTGCGCCTACGATTACTATTTTTTTCATATTATTAATATAAGATTTTTTATTTTGTTAGCCAAATAGAGAGGCCCACCTTTTGGGTGGGCCACAGCTCCATGTTTTTAATTAAAGCGACCGGCTATGAATCGGTCTATAAATTAGTTTAGTTTTTTACTAGCAACAATTCTAAAATAAATAGCTGCTCCAGCACCTACAATTGTTAAAATATCTGCTAATGTAGCGTTCATATCAAATCCTAACATTTGAGTTAAGAATGGAGCTAATGTTACTAATGTTGCCCAAATCGTTCTTGATTGAAGCCATGATTTTACATCTTTCATAATATATTATTTTATTATAAATATTAAGAAACCCATGAAGGTTTATTGTTTAATTTTTTGCCATATAAATCCTCCACATTCTTTTTGTCTTCCTGTAATACAGGCACTTACTCCACCATTCCATAATCCTAATTCCTTTTCTGCTTGGCTAGTTTTTTCCCATATCTTTATTAAATTTCCATACTTGTCATATTGGCCTACTTTTTTCCTATTTTTTAGATTTATTTTTCCTTGTTTAGTTGCAGATATTTTTTGTTTATGTTCTTCAGATTTAGGTTTTTTCATTTTTTGTTTAGATTCTTCTGAGTATTTCTTTCCCAATTTAGCTTTACGCATTTTTTCAATAGTGTCTAAACTATGTTTACCTCCTTTTTTATCTTTTAATCTAAAGAAAAGAGCATTTTTCCAACCATTTTCATTAATAAATTGTTGTTTATAAAATATTTCTTTTTCATCCAGTTGTTCTAAAGTACATTCTTCAAGTATTTCCATTTGATGGTTTTCATAACCATACTTTTTTAATGAATTTAAAAATTTAGGACCTATAGAATCTTTATTCAATTGTTTATACATTTGATGTCTACGTTCTATATTAACGGCTTGTCCTATATATGATTTTCCTCTAGGATTTGTAAATTTATATATTCCTGTTCTAATACCCATAATGGTATATTATTTAATTTATTCCAATTTAATTTTTTTATTTTAATTTTATCTTCAATATAAAATTTTCTGTATGACATAATTGTATTCTCTGTTTTATATATATCAGGCATACATAAAGGAGGTTCTTTAAATCCATTATCAGGAATATCTGGAAGATTGTTTTTTAACCAAAGTAATACTTGTTCTGTTTTGTGAGTATTTTTGTATCTTTTAGTAAATTCATTACATATTTCTAAACCATGTTCTACTAACCATAAATATTGGGGAAGAGATTCTCTTGCCCAAATTGTTGATGGGTGATTTTTATGAGCACGTTTATATGGTGCTTCAGAATTTGTCTCCCAATGTGCAGTACAACACATTTGTGCACTTTCAATTTGCATTTTGCGAATGTGATCATCTGCCAATTCGCGTGCTGCTATAATTGGATCTTCATTAATGTAAAATATATTCATAACCTTTATTTTATACTTAAACATATTAAATTTTTTTATGGGAGCCAAAAGAAAAGTGGCCCACTTTTTTATGTGGGCCACTACTCCAAATTTAATTCGACTCTCCGAGCAGGTAATGAATCTGCTCTATAATAGATTTATATATCTTGGATTTGATCAAGAGTAAATCCTAATTTAGCTGCTAACTCTTCTAATTGGGGTTGAATTTCTTCTGATTCTTCTGCATTTGCATACTCAGCATCATAAGTTAGTAAACTAGCTATTTTTTTAACAGTTGTGAAATACTCAGCTCCTTTTATATTAGTAATTTCTGTTTCAAGTTCTTTTAGTTTAGACTCAGCATAATCAACCATATCTACTGGTTTTCCTCGTTTAGTAATTGGATCTATATCATCTCCCTCTACCCAACCATATCCTTGATCTGCTGTATAGTTGTAGTTTACGTATGATTGAATTAATGATAATAAATCTTTTGTTTCTTCTTCAAATAACGCTTGTACTTCTTCTTTTAAATCTTTAGCTTTTTTTTTTGTAGCTAATTTAGTAGCAGTGGCATACATTTTAGCTTTTTCCTCTTCAGATTTACCAAAACTCTTAGATTTCTTCATACCTTTAACGATATCTTCTTTCTTCTCTTTTTGAGCAGCTGTCATTTTCTTTTTAGCTTCTTCAACTTTAGCTTTATATTCAGTTTCTGAGATGATACCTGCTCTCTTTTGCATAAGTAACATTTCATATACTTGTTCTGTTTCTTCTTCTAATTGAGGACCTGATTCGGGATCATTTTCATCAATTGATACTTCATCAATCATTTCTTCTTCAACATCCTCATCTTTCATTTCTTCCATTTTAGGAGCATTTTTAGCATCCATCTTTTCAAGCATCTTGCCATACTTAGCTAATGATTTTTCAAGCATTTTAATTTCAGATGTCATTTCTTTCATCTTGCCTTTATCCATCATATCATGATAAGCTTCATCTAAGCCTTCCATGTTAAGTTTTTTCTTGCGAAGATCAATAGCTTCTTGAGTTTTAGTCATTTTAGCTTCTAAAGCAGCTCTGTTACCTGCTTCGTCAATTTCACGGATATATTCTTGAATTGATTCTCTAATAAGTTGTCTAAGTTGGTTTTCTTGATTCATTATAAAGTATTTTATTATAAATATGTATGATTTAATTAAGATTTATGTATTTTTAATAGTAAGTTACCTGTTCCCTTAATAACACGATGATATAAGTGTCTAGGTATATAAATTGGTTCATTCATAGAAGTAGGTAATTGATTGTCAAGTTGTAATTTCCAATTTGTTTCACCTAATATTTCTACAGTGCGATTTTCATTATCACGATGCCACATCAATTCGATTGGGTCTATATTTTCACTAAACTCACGAATAATGTATTTGTCTGTGACTTCTATGTCAGTGTATGGTTTCATCTTATTTAGGTAAAAACCAGTTTGAACAATATTTACTTAAATTTTCTTTAGATATAGGTTCTTTAGTTTCAGGATCTATTAAAAAATAAGTACCCATGTATTCTTGATAATTTGGGCTAGCGCAAGTATATTTCCCTTCATCTTTATTATAGTTAAGGAATTTACATACATGGCATCCAAATCCTTTTTCAGAATACATGTATGGAGGATATTCTCCTTCTTGTTCTTCGTTTAATCTATTTTTGAGTATCCACTCAGTTATATTAAATTCTTTTTTCATTTTGTTTTTCCCCATTTTTTACCTTTACCAGGTGATTTACATTGAGCTGGTGTAGGACGACATGATGGGTATTTAGAGCGTTTTTCGCCTTTTTTTCTACCACATGCTTTACATGAACCGTCACGACAAGTATTACAATCTACCCATCCACCTTCTTTACCTTTAGGACCTTTACGTTTAAACCAAGTACGAAGTGTTTCTTTTTGTTTTTCAGTTAGATCTTCTTCTTTTAAATCTTTCCAAATATTTCCTTTGCGACATCTAACAATAGCTCCTGATTTATAAGCAGATGGTTTATCATATTTACGATCAGCAATACGTTTACAACGATCTTCAAGAAGCATTTGTTTTAAGATATCGATTAGTTTCATTATATTCCGATATTTAATAATTGAGGATTATCAACTTTAAATCTAATTACTCCTCTAATTTTTTTAATATTATCAATAATTTGATTGATAGTGTTTATATCAAATTTACCACCATTTTTAGTATAAGGATATGGATCAATTTTAACTGTTAAAATATCATACTGGTAACCTGGTTTAGGTAATCTAGCATTATAGTCTTTAGAGTCAATAGTAGTTATTCCAGTTATAGATCTAATATCTGATAATATTTGTGTTTGAGTTTTTTTATAAGTATCTGTTACTAATAGACCTTCTATTTTATAAAGTTTAGTAGCGTAATCCTCACGTAAAATATTACGAATTTCTTCTTTAAGGATATTTCTAAATTGATTTTTATTTATTTTCATATTACCAGTATCCTGAGAATGTTGTTTTAAATCCTAATAATTTAGCATATCTTGGAAGTCTACAACTCCAATATGATGCTTTTGTTCTATCTTTCTTTTGAGCACAATTATGACGTTTAGCAAAAGCTTGACGTGCTTTTGGATTATTTAATTTAGCACGTAATCCGCCTCCAGCCATACCAAATGATACTTTTTTAATACGTTTAGATTTTGGGTCACGAACATACACATAAAATTTCTTAGAACCACCACGTTTAGGTTTACCTAATGCAGGTGTTTTCTTTTTATCTACTTCATTCATTCTAGTGAATCCAGCATACTGTTTATCTACTTCGTATCTTTTTAAAATATCAGGTATTTTTTCTGTTCTATTAAAAACAATAGCATTTTCTACTTCATTATAAAGTTCAGTTTCTTCACCATAATCTTTAGCAATTTGAACTAACAATTCAATATACGGAATATATAAAATACTAGTTGTATCTCTAGCTTCTTCTTCACTACCTAATGTACTATCGTAATTTTCTTCTTCCATTAATAAGTCTAAAGGTACTTTTTTACCTTCAAACATACCATATTCACCTAAATCAGTTTCAGTAACTAATTCTTTATCTTCATCATTTAAATGTATAGCTTTACGTTCATGTAAATAACGAGCTTCAGCCCATAAATTTAAAAACGCTTCTGAACCGTATCTGAATGTATTTTCTGTAAGTGGTAATTTATTAGTAACATGGTATTGCATGTTTTCGGTCATAATAATTTTTGTACCTAAATTTTCATTAAGTACAGGTCCTTTATTACCTACATTTTCACATGAGTGACATCCACAGTTACATTTGTCTTCTGATAGAGGTTTTGATAATACTTCTTTAATAAGACGAGATATGCGTTGAGCTGTATTTTTATTCATAATTATAAATATTATTCTTCTGCTGATTGAGTACCTTTAAGTACAAATTGAGGTCTGTTACCTTGAGTTAAAGAATCAAATTCCCATTTATCAATAAATTCTTGTTGAGTATATAAAGTATATACAAAATTTACAACATTGATAAGACCATCAACATCTTTAATAAATTCACGTTTAACAGCATCATTTAAATCATATTCATCTGCTGTTAAAATTTTACTAGAGAGTAATATTTTTAATTGTTGACGAAGTTTAATTAATGTTGCTTCTGATTCTTGTGATATTATTACTTTACCTTTTAATGCTAAATCTTGACCTGGTTCAGCATTTCTGATTTTATCTAATTCATCTTTACTAACTTCAAAATTTTTAGATCCAACTGATAGTACATTAGGTTTAGACGTATCTTCGTCTTCAAGAGATTTAATTTTAACTTTTAATTTTTCAAAAAAGTTTCTAACTTGAGTTAATTTACCTTTACCAATTGATGTAAAGTCAATTTCACCCTCTTTACCTTTAATTTGACCTAATTTTTTCCATTCGTCAAATAATTCAGAACCTAAAATTTCTTTATATTTATCAGCATTATCTCCTTCAAATATTTCTTGTTTTAAAGTCCATAATACTGTAGTTAAGCGAGTAATTGAAGGTCTGTAAGTACCACCTGCTCTAATTTTTTTACCTTCTTTCAATTCATAACGTAAACCTTTTAATTCAACATCACCAAATCCTGAAGCTATTTTTTTAGCTGTAGTAGCACAAGTAATAATAGCTATTTCACCAGGACCTGTTAATGAAGTACCAGAAGTACCTTCTTTAATATTAGTTAATTTAGAGGATATTGTTTTATTTGAATTTAAAAAATTAAGTATAGATTTAATATCATCTGATGCTTTGCTCATTATTAATGATTTTTCATCATCAGTTAGAGTAGCTAATATTGTTTGTTTGGTTTTATCTTCTAAATCTTTACCTTTAATAAAACTTTCGAAATCTTGAGTTTCTGCTTCGTTTAAATTCATGCCTAATCCTTCTAATAAATCAGCTAAAAGATTGATATCCTGCTCATTAGTTAAGTCAGGATATCCTTTTGGAAATTTATATGCGTATTTTTTAAAAAATAAATCTAATGAATCCATTATGCTGTTGGTGTTTCTTCTTCAGGAGCAGGTGTTTCAGGAGCAGGCGTTTCAGGTGCTGGTGACTCAGGAGCAGGCGTTTCTGCAGCAGGAGTTTCACTTTTTTCAGGTGTTGGTTTAGCACCATAAGATAAAATTCTAGCTATTGCCTCTATACAATTTTGCTCTTCGTTTAAATTTAATAAGTAATATTTTTTACCTTCTACTTTAGCAAGCCAAGATCTATCTGTGTATATAAGATAAAATACTTGATCATTTGCTAATATAATACGAAATGTAGTTGGTCTTGGGGCTACCCACTCAATATCTTTTAAAAATAACTCATATTGATCTGTTAATAGATCAGTTATAGTTTTCTTAAGAGTAGGGAATTTAACTAAAACAGGAAATCTTTCATTATCTAATGAAACTACAGAAGGACTATCTAAATCTACTTCTGATGGTTGATTAGTTGTTTTAGAGTAAACTTGCTTTACTAAATCTTTTATTTTGTTTTTTAATTCGCTTCTAGTCATTTTATAAAGCTTCGTCAGGTGAAACTATACTATCGTAATCTGTCATGTCAAGTATTCTGCCTTCTTGAGATAATTGAATAAGATTTTCAGCTACTTTATGTAGGTCCATATCTGTTTTAGCATCCTCTCTAGCATATTCTAACATACGAATTAATAATGGAACATCCATTTTAACTACGTCTTTAGGATTTTCTTTTGGTTTACGAGATTGAATAAATGCTTTTGAGTCAATTGCTTCCTCTTTAACAGGTCCCATTAAGGCCTTTTTAATCATCTCTTTAATTCGTTGTTTATCGTCTTTCATAGCTACTGATTCTGCTCTTTTAAATGCTGCTCCTGTCATTACTTTTTCAGCATCAGCACCATATTTTTTAACCCAAGATTTTTTATTAGCCTTGTATTGGTTAAAAAATTGTTTCTGTAATGCTAGTACGCGTGGAGTAGGTTTAGGCATTTTTATTTTAAAATTCTTCTCTTAATCCATCTATTATTGATAATACTAAACTGTCAAAATCCTGCATTTCATTAGGACCTTCTGTTTTTAATTTTTCAGCATATAAAAGACTGTCTTTTAAATATTCAATTAAATCATCAATATTTGAATTTCCATCACTTAGCATTTCCTCTAATGATTCTTTAATATTTACATTTCCTTTAGAGTAGATTTCCCAAGCTTCTTCATCAGTTAATTCTGAATTGGTTGCTAAATGCCATGCTTCAAAGAATACATCTCCTCTACCTTTATTACCTATACCATCGTTAAGAATATCATTAGTTACTTCATCTTGTGAATAAGTATCTTCCATTTCATTTAATGATTCTGCTACTGCTTGACCACCTAATACTTGGTTTCTAACAACCATAGTAATTGTATTACCAATTTGAGTCATTAATTTTTCATCACCTAATTCTTTAGCATTAGCATATGCTTTTTGTAAATAGTCTTGGACTGATTTAACTTTAGGGTCAATATCAATGTCACCTGAGTCAGTTGGTGCTAAAGCATCTTCAGTTGATGTTTCATCAGGCATTGGTGCTTCTTCAGCATCAACATTGATATCCACATCTTCTTGAGGAGCAACATCACTTGGTTCTTCCTCTTTTTTCTTTTTCTTAGCTTCACCTAATGTTGCGTGAATAATTTCTTTAACTTTATCTTTAAGTGTACCTTCAGTTAAAGTTTTTGGTGTAGATTGTACTACTTTACCAAAAGCTAACTTTTGCATTTTTTCGAATTGGTTATCCATTTAAGTATATTTTGTTATAAATATTAACGATTTTAGTTAGATTTTACTCTTTTATCATGAAGGTAATCAGTTAATATACTACCTATAGCTCCTATTTTTTGTCTAAGTACAATCCATTCATCTAATTCGAATTTATGCTCTTTATCATAATATGATATAGCTAGTACACCAATAAAATTACCATTTAAATCTTCAATAGACAATAAATAAAATGATTTGGTTTTATATTTTTTACCTTGAACCGGAAATAAACCACAGTCAACTGTGTTATGTTTAGTGCTAGGTATTAATATTTCTCCATCTTTATATAATAATGAAAATATCTTTGGAAATAAAGATACAGGTATGTTTTGAAATGTTTCTTTAACTGATGGGGCTTTGTCTGTAGTACACTCGTAGAATATGCTAAATTTTTTGATAGATTTACCTGTTGGATAATAAACTCCACCATTATGAAATTGTGATAAACATATTCTATCACATTTTAATTCTTCCATAAGTTGGCTTAATTGGGAATCTACTTTCTCATCAGTTTTAATTGCTTCGCCTAAAATATCTTTCTCGGGTCTAAGAGATCGAAATTTTGTTTTCATCCATTCAACAATAGTTGGTCCGATTATGGATGTGATAACTGCAGTAATAATAGCTGCTGCTATCGGTAACGGAACTGGAGTAAATGTCATTTTTTTAAGCTTTGTAAGTATTTAATTGTTTCTTCTTTGTTTTCTAGTAATTTTTTCTTTGAAGAACCTACCCATTTTTCTACATCACCAGCTTCAGTGATGAATGAGTCATTTGCTGTGTTGATTAATTCATCAACCCAAGTATCGTAATCTTTAATTAAATGGTCTAAATCTGAATTAATAATGTTTTTTTCGTATTCTGTCCAAAGTCCTAATTTACGGATATCTGTTTCAAAATCAATTTGACAATTAAAACATCTTTTATATTGAATGTAAAATAACTTATCATTTCTATTTTTCATTAAATTAGAACAACAAGGACAAAATAATGGCAAAGTTACTTCTTTCTTTGCCTTATCTAATTTAGTGACATTTTGCTTTATACCATTTTTAATAGTCCACTGTCTTCCATCTTCTTCCCATACATCACCTTCCTCATGGAACTCTTGTTTTTTGCTATAACCGATACCAGCGTTTGTTCTTTCACCTTGTTTACCTGTCATTAGATTACGAAGACGTTGAACATCTGCTGATTTAAAATCTTTTTTTAAAACGTTTTCAGACATAAATTATTTTTTAAGTAATTTTAATAATTGTTCTCTAATTGCATTATATGAATCCTCATCTAATGATTTTTGTTTAGTTAAACTATAATCTTTTCCAGATGACAATTTAGCATTTTTTAAAATTTTACTAAGAATTGATTCATCTTTAGGTTGGAATTTTAAAGACATATCATCTACTTTAGTTGGATTTAAACTAGATCTAACTGATTTTTCTTCACCAGATTGAGTTTTGTCAAAATATTTTTTAATTAACTCTAAATTGTATTTATTTTTTTCTGGGAAATAAAATTCGATTTCACCTGTTTTACTTTTTTTAAAGAATGGAGTACCTTTTTTAAATCCACCAACTTCTTTAAATATTTTGCTATACAATTCACCACCATTTTCTTGGTAGATATTTTTATTAACATCGTTGCTAGCTTTAGTATCTCCAAATACTTTTCTTTCAAGTTCCCTTAATCCTTCAGATCTTAAAACAAATGTACCTTTTAAGTTACTTGGGTCATTAATAATATCCATTAATTTATCAGCAGTAAGATCACCTAATGCTGTTAAAATCAATTCATTTTTTGATTTTAATTGTTTTAAACCACTTTCCTCTTCACCACCTTCTTCCTGTTCTCTTAATCGGTATGTATATTTCATAATCCTATTTCTTTTAGTTCGTTTATTGTTTGAGTTGTTGATGTAAATAATATTCCAATACCACCAGCTATATTCCAATCATTAATATTATCGGTTCTATCGTCGATAAGTATTGATTTTCTATTAGCATAGTCTCTTTTATTCTCACGTTTTGCTAAAATTAATTTAGTACCAGGTACATTCTCCTGTACCCATAATTTTTTACCATAACGAGATGAATAATCTAAAGAAGGTGCTGATAATAAATATGGTTTATATTTTGATATGTATGTCCATAATTGTTTCCCCTCAGGCATCCATGGCATTTTAGACCAAAATTGTTCGCCTACACCATTTATTGTTTCCCAAAATTTTTTAATGCCATATTTAGATTCATATTCTTTAGGAGACATATCTCCAAATTGTTCAAATCGTCTATCAAAATCACATAATACACCATCCATATCACAATAAATTTTGTATTGCGAAACTTGAGTTGCTTGTTCTTCCTCTTTTAATTGTTTATATAGATCTGTTAGTTTATATTTCATTTGTTTTTTACGCTATCTTCCCAGTTTCTAAAAATTATGTTTCCGTTAAGGTATGCTTCTTTCTCCAACTCTTGTAAGTTAGAATCCTCATTAGTGTTAGTAGTATTAACATTATTTAATCTTCCCTCGTTATCTTGAATGCGATGGATCATTTCGTGTGAATAAGAACGTAACACATCTTTTGGATGACGATTTAAAGTATATAAAGTAATTGAACAATTATTTGGATCGTAATATGCTGTTTTACCTAAAACATTTTCAGCATTTTGAACATCATCACTTATAATTTTTAATTTAGGTAAAGGTGAAATATTGTAACCTTGATCCATCATATATTTAGTTAATGATGCTAAAGCGCTTCTGAAGTCCATAGGTTGTTGAGTATGCATACAACCACAATTTTCCATTAGTTTTTCTGGTTTCATAAAATACTCGTTGTAAAAGTATTCTAATGCTTTAAGTCGCTCACCTGTTAATTTGGTTTTTAGAAAATTGTATATTTTATTTGGATCTTTTTTTAATGCATCATAAACATCCGCATGTATTGCCCAGTATTTTACTTCATAATCTTCTAATTCATTCAAAGAAAATACACTTAAAAACTCGTCTTTATTTATTCCTACAGGCAAAAACTTGTCAAAATCTTGACCAGTTGATAATATTTTTCTAAAATCTCTAGCATTTAATTCTTCAACATTTCCACCATTATATACTTCAACATTTGGTTTACCAATAAGTGATCTATATCTATCTTCTTCTCCTTTACCAAATACAGGAATAAAATTGATATTTGGATTTTCTTTAATTGTATCTAATGTATATTTAACAGGAGATTTATCTACTATTTCTATTTTTAACTTATTACCTAATAATTGATTATATAATTCCCAAACTGATTTACTTTGTTGAGGTGTAATACCATCTACAACAACTGGAGATATAGCGATGATAATTTCATCTGCTTTATCTAATAAATTTCTAGCAACTTCAAAATGACCTTTATGTGGTGGTTTGAATTTGCCTGGGAATATGGCTACTGTTTTAGTAGTTTCTTCTAGTAGGGGTTGTATAAGTTCTTTAACTAGTGAATTCATTTATTTTGGATTTAGCGCTTTCTAAAGTATCAAATTCAGGTAACTCTTTAACTAATGCTTCAATATCAGCATTTAATTTTTGTTTTTCTGCTTCAGATTTTGCTTGTTCTTCAGGTGATTTAGGTTTACCTGTTGCTTTAGAAGCTTCAATATACGGTTTAATTAATTCTAATGAAAAACCTGTATTAGCATCTTTAGGGTTATTATTTATCAAAACAAATTTATCTCCAAATGCTTGTCGATAAATATTTATGTTTTGATTTACATCTCTCCAAGTACGTAATACTATACTAGGCATTAAACTACGATCACGTTCAGTATTACGTTGTAATGAAGTTAATGGCGATACATAAATCATCACCATCATGCATTCATATCCTAAATCTTCTAATTCTTGTTTTTTCTTAAATAGTGGTTTTGAAGCAGCACCTGTACCATCTATAATTAAATTTTGTCTTTCACTTGATGATTGAGCAAATTTTTCTTTAGTA